GGTTACCACCAAACGAATCAGAAAACCGATACTGGAAAAACTCTAACGCGGTGGCCAGTTTTAGTTGACCACAACAGCCCGCTATCGCGCCAATGACGTGCGCACCGTGCGCAGCCTTGATTTCGATCTCATCCACTGGACGCTCACCGCTTATTTGCCCGAGGCTAACAGAGCCCCGCGCCAGGATAAAACCTTCCAGCAAAAGCTCTGGAGGGAATCGTGAAGACCTACAACATCACCCCGATGGGAAAGCCCAGGATGACGCGCGCTGATAAATGGAAAAAGCGGCCGGAGGTTCTCCGGTACCGCGCGTTCTGCGATCACGTTCGGCTGCTGGGTGTCGAGCTACCGGAAGCCGGAGCTCATATTACGTTTATCCTCCCGATGCCACCGAGCTGGAGCAAGAAGAAGCGGCAGGAAATGGCGGGAAAGCCCCACCAGCAGAAGCCCGACAAAGATAACTTGGAGAAAGCCCTAATGGACGCCATCTATGCCGATGACGCCCATATTTGGGATTCTCGCGTGACGAAGCGCTGGGGTGAGGAAGGGCAGATCATCATCGGGGAGATCGACCAATGCGCGCATTGCTGAAACCGGTTATCGCCCGGGAGTTGGGCGTTGTGCTGTTGAAGCCCGGCAGCGAGCTGATGCCTATGTTCATTTCAGGGCGCGTGCTGGTTGAAAGCCAGCCAGACAACATGACCAGCTTTAAGACCGGACGTGTGCCTGATTTGCGTCAGCCGCTGGCGGTTAACCCGGCTCTGCGCTCTTTCTTCCTTCACGAAAAGGTGATCACTGCCGCTGGTGGGCTGAATGGCCTGGAATACTGGTTGCTGCGCCATGGTGGCGGCACATGTCAGTACCAGCACAGCGACTACCACTATCACGAACTGACCACCATGCGGCATGAGCCCGGTGCGATTCTTCTTTGCGGCCACTGCGACAACCGGCTGCGCGAGCAATTCACCGAACGCCTGGCGGATCTGGCGCGCCAGAACGTCATCGACTGGGTGCTGGACATAGCCCGGGTGGCGCTGGCGCTCGATAAAGCTCGTGAACTATCCCTGGCTGAATTGTGCTGGTGGGCTGTTCGTGTCGGCGTCACCGATGCGCTGCCTGAATCTGTTGCCCGTGAGGCATTGCGCCTGCCAGCCGCGAAAGAAACTTATCGAGAGAGCGAGATCGTACCCGCGGTGCCTGCCACCAGCATCATCGCCGCGAAGTCCCTCGTTTTATCTGCAGGGCCTGCAGGCGCACCACCAGCGCCAGCCATTAAGCCAATCGTGGGCGTACTTGTGGATCCCGAATCCCCGCAGACCCTGATGAAGCGGCCAAAGCGGACCCGCTGGGACAAACCCAAATATCTGGCATGGGTTAAGACGCAGCCCTGCGAGTGCTGCGGCAGGCAGTCAGATGATCCACACCATCTAATCGGCTGGGGCCAGGGAGGCATGGGAACGAAGGCGCACGACAGTCTCGTGATCCCCCTGTGCCGTCAGCACCATACCGAACTACATAACGATCCGGTTAAATTCGAGCGCAAGCACGGTACTCAGCCGGAAATGATAATCAGAGTGCTGGACCGGGCCTTTGCGCTCGGCGTTCTGGCTTAAGGAGCAGTACAGGATGACACCACGTCAACGCCGCATTCATCTCGAAGGTCTGGGTAAAGCAGCTGCAGCGCCGAGAAAAAGTTACCTCGGCAAGTTCACGCCATTAACGAGCGTCCAGTCAGCCTGGATTAAATCATTGCTGACGGTCTGGGGCGAATGCGTCGGCGGTAAAACCCGCGCGCAATACCGCCTGGAGAATTGCAGCCAGTTCTGGTCTGAGGTCAAGCAATCGGAGTGGTCGGACAGTCAGCTGTCGCGCATAACTGAGGCTCTGGGCCAGGCGAGGGAAGAGGGGTTCCGTGGCGTGCAGGCGGCGTTGCGTGCCCGGGCCATTCTGTGGCCGGTGACTCTGTCAGCGTTAATCGAAGAGAGCGAGCGCCGCGATGATGCTGACTTTATCGAGCAGATCATGCTGAACACTTTCGACCTGCACGACCCGGTGTATCTGGTTGGCCTGCAGTTCTATACCACCCGGAAGAAGATCTCCGACATCACCCGGGAACTGCAGCACGTGGCTCCCTGGCTAACTGACGGCGAAGCGCGTAAGCGCGTGCGCTGGTGCCTAGAAATCTTCCAGGCAAAGGTCTTTTTGACTGTGCGCCGGCAGATGAAAACTCAGCAAAACTGAGAGGCCAATTAAAATATATTTCAATTTATGTTGAAAACGGGCCAGAAAAATGAATAATTCATTCATGCTTGGCAGAGCTGCGCCACGATGGCAGCGACGAAAAGCCTTTATCAAACAAATTACGAAACCTCGCTCCGGCGGGGTTTTTTATTATTAATAAATAGTAAATGATATGTATCTTTTAAGATGCAAGCCACGTAGAGTGCCCCGGTGGTGAATCCCCCTCAGCGGTGGGGCGGCTAGGCAAAACGAGTCGGGTTTGTAAACGCGGTTCTGTGGTCTAGCACAGGGTCACCGGGAGGCACCCGGCACCACAACCTCAGTATCATCTCTTCCCAGGGCTACCGATTGGCGGCCTTTTTGTTTTACATGATTCTGGTCTTCATAGTATCGCCGGTCTTTTTCGTTCATACTGAATAAATAAACAGATAAAGTTAGCTTTATTGCAGGAAAGCGATTAGGCTGCGTCTGTGGTGAATCCCCCTAAGCGGTGGGGCGACTAGACTGGGAGGTGAATGACGCGATTCTGTGGTCTAGCATAGAGTCACCGGGAGGCACCCGGCATCACATCTTCAATATCATTTATTTCTAAGGCTGCCGATTGGCGGCCTTTTTGTTTTACATGACCCTGGCTAGCACAGCACCGTTGGTCTTTTTGTTCATACTGAATAAATATACAGATATAAATAGCTTTATGGCAGGAATAAGACTAGGCTGTGCCTGTGATGAATCCCCCTATGCGGCGGGGCGACCAGACATGGCAGGTGTATAGAGCGCGGTTCTGTGGTCTGGCGCAGGATCACCGGGAGGCACCCGGCATCACAAATTCAGTATTAATTATTTCTAAGGCCGACTTTGGACGGCCTTAGAAATAGTGCCATTTTTATTAGCAATGCTATATTTGAATTAGCATTCGATAATGCTCTCACGAAATAACTAGAGTGACCTGGGCAACTGCCCACTGTGTATACAACGGCGTTTCTGACCAGCATTCACTGCTGGTCTTTTTTTACCGTCATTAGCTCAACCGGAGAAAGCACGGAGCTTCTACCTCTGTGGTTCGGGGTTCGAATCCTCGATGGCGGACCATTACATCGCTTCACTCATAATTAAGTATTTCTAACACCAGCCTGCAATCAGAATGGTTACTCTCTCTCCTCAGTGAGGGAGGGTGAGGTATGAGAGAAGGTTTTTACTGGATACAGCACAATGGCAGAGTTCAGGTTGCCTACTATACCCATGGAGAAACGGAAGACCTTGAAACGGGTAAGACCGTAACCGGTACTGGCACCTGACGCAGGGGGATCCCATTTGTGATAATAGTGAAGCAGAAGTTCTGGAAGGTCCTCTTACACCATCATGAGATCGTTAGTCGTTTCGGAATTTGATGAAGGTAGTCGTTATTCGAATGCGTTCCCTGTAATTACAATTTAGGCGAATTTGGAATAACGCTCCTATTAACTGGCATCATCGCACTCCTGTAACCAGACTTAGTTTTCTGCTTACGACTGAAAGGAGCGAAATATGCCAATTAACCATGCTGAATGCATCGAGGCCTGCTACAAATGCGCGGCTGCCTGTGATTATTGTGCTGCTTCATGTCTGAAAGAAGAACAAGTGGATATGATGCGTGAGTGCATAAGACTCGATATGCAGTGCGCGAATATTTGTCGGCTCGCAGCGCAATTTATGACCTTTGATAGTGAATTTGCCAAATCGCTATGCCGGGTCTGCGCAGAAGTCTGTCAGAAATGCGGTGAAGAATGTGGGAAGCACGAAGCAGAACATTGTCAGAAATGCTCTGAAGCTTGCCTTCGTTGCGCAGAAGCGTGCCGCTCGATGGCTTAATGGAACTTGCTTCCAGTTTTCTGTTTGAGCATCGACACTTTAGAATTCTGACAAACTTTTGCTATTGTTAAGAGTCAGGTAAATCCCCCTGTGCGGCGGGGCAATCCAGTTAACTGCTAAGTGCAGATATGCTTGCGGCTCGTATAACTGGTAACGAGTCACCGGGAGGCACCCGGCACCTGTCTTAGTATCAATACCTGGGTTTAGTATTGCCTGCTTGCAAAAGCAGGCTTTTTTTATATGCGCTTCGTTAGTAGTGCTATTATTTAATCGTAACCAAGCCATAACCATTAACCGGAGCTCCTGACCGGTCAGTAATGCTGCTCGACACAGTTGCAATACGGATGGTGGCTGGGGAACATGCCTACCTACTTAGATTTAAACTCAGTCAGGCCCGCTGAAAATGCGGGCCTTTTTTTATCTCAGGCTCCCGGAACCCCCATCACTCGTCTTGTCGTTAATTCATCCGGAAAGCCTGAACCCTACCCAAACAACACCCGCATCCCAGCGAGGTGAGAGAAATGTCCCGTATGAGCAAACTTGTCACCGGAGTCGCCCTCGGCACCTCAGGAGGAACCATCCTGAACGGCGTCCTCACAAAACTGAGCCCTGACGAATGGAGCGCCATCGGCGTACTGGCTGGTATTGCCGGAATAATCGTTACAGGGCTCATTAACTGGTACTTCAAACGTAAGGTCGCCAATGCGCAGGTTAAGGCGCTTGAGAAGTATGGCCCAACAGTCAAAGTCGGAGATGAATATATGCCAATGACCAGTAGCCTGCGTAACAAACTCATCGCCGCTGCTGGTGGCGGTGCAATGCTGATCGCCTCGCTGTTTCTCGGCGGGAAGGATGGTGTGGAAGGACGGAAGTACGAAGCGTATAAAGACGTCGCCGGGGTGTGGACTGTGTGCGACGGCCATACGGGCCGGGATATCGTGAGAGGGAAGAAATACACCGATCGCGATTGCGACAACCTCTTGTGGAAAGACCTACAGCCAGCAAAGCGGACGGTGGACAATCTGGTGAAGGTGTCGCTGGGCGAATATCAGCGCGCTGCACTTTACAGCTTTGTCTTCAACGTTGGGTCTGATGCGTTCTCGAAGTCCACGCTGCTGCGCAAGCTGAACAAAGGCGATCACGACGGAGCGTGCGAAGAGATGCGGCGCTGGGTTTACGCTGGTGGCATGAAGTGGAAAGGCCTCCAGAACCGGCGAGAGATGGAGCGATCGATGTGCCTGGCGGAGAGCAGCAATGACCTTTGAATGGAAGCCTCTGATTCTGTTTGCCGTGATGACGGTAGCCGGTGCCCTCGCGTTCTGGTTCTATGGCATAGCTCAAGACGAGCGTCAGCGCGCCGAGACTGCCGAACAAAGCCTGAAGCTTGCGAAAGACATGATAATCAATATGCAGCAGCGTCAGCGCGACGTTGCAGCTCTGGATGCGAAATACACAAAGGAATTAGCCGATGCAAAAGCTGAAAATGATGCTCTGCAGCGCAAGCTTGATAATGGTGGCCGGGTGCTCGTCAAAGGCAAGTGTCCTGTGTCAGCCTCAACCGAAGCCAGCACCTCCGGCGTGGGCCATGATGCCACCATCGAACTCTCTGACGCTGCTGGACGAAACGTTCTCGGTATCCGAGCCGGGATTAAGCAAGACCAGTCAGCGTTAAGGGTGCTGCAGGAATACATCAATACGCAGTGCCTGAAGTAGCTGCTAGAAACTATACCCCATGTGAAGCTAACAAAAGAAAACCCTTATGAGCAGGAAATTCGGCCTGCTTATAAGGGTATGCAAATGCATATCGTTACCCTATTACCATAGTTACTTCACTGAAATATCATTATGGGAACAGTCTTTGAAGCGAAGCTGCTTTATTCACTGACAAGTAAGTGGTTGCACTCATCAATTCAATTGGGAATGTTCGTTTAAATGAAGGAAGGATAAAACGTTGACGGGTTGCGATTGTGAGACGGGATGTGATTCTAAAAACAAAAAAAAGCCCCGGTGTGGGGCAACTTTGAGTCAAACTATTTTTCTTCTTATGTGCTTCTAGCTTTCGTAGCGCGGGGACAATAACACTTTCGTTAGAAATTGCAATTCTTTTACAACTTTAAGTGATTTTTATCCATTCCTCTGGCTTACGCCTTGCTTTGAAAGTATCCCCCGGCAGTGGATGATAGCATTGATTTATCCACCTGAAGGTAACCGCGTGAAGCACTAACGCGCCAGATCGAAGCAGCTGAATGGCGGCAAATGCAAGCAATGGCCTTCTCCTGAATCTCTGATTACAGAACCGGCTGTATATCTGGTAAGGATTGATGAGATAAAATTATAGAGCGCGCCAATCCCGAACTGGCTATGGGTGACTACAGAACGATGAAATCTCCAGACATGAGCGCGACCAAAGCATGAGTATGGTTGCCATTACAGAGTACAGTTGATGATGAAAACGATAAAGACTTCACCTGATCTTCATGCATGATTCCAGTTTATCATGCTACCTTTCTGGGTTTGTCGCGTTAAATTATGCCAGCAGGCAGCACATCCCAGCACTTTTTCTTTTTAATGGATGCTTAACTTTTTTTTATGTATAGACTCAAATCACCTCTCCTGAGATGGTTATGAGGAAGGTGTATTGCTTGTATATGAAAGATAGTTCGCTTGGTGGCACCAAAGTAATATGGTCTGGAAGATAAGCAGTGCTAATAAAGGTCATGCAGTAACATGGTTTTTTTCTAAGTGTCAGCGTTTTTTTGAAGACAAAGCGAAAATTGCCTTAAAACAGACGCACGGGGATTGAGGCAAATCGATGAAAAAGGTTTTGGTCTTCTTTAACTCCCAACAGGTAGAAGTCGTAAATGTGCTTAAACCTGTAACAGCTATTATACGGAATTACCCAAACGGTGATGAAGTATCGTTAAAAATAATGCTTACCGGAATACATTCATTAACAGGTGATCACGTCGAGATTTGTGTTGCTTCCGATCGGGAGCTGACCAAAGAAGAAGTGATAAATGCAGTGAATAAATACCTTTGACTGTACGTAAGCGGCATCAAAAGTTATTTCAGTCTGTGAATGAGTGAGATGATATCAGAATCAGCACTCTAAAAATTATGGTGAATCCCCCTCAGCGGCGGGGCTAAGTAACCTGAACGCTCTTCTTCACGGGCGCTCATCATGAAAGACTGAAGCAGCGAGTCACGGGTGGTTAACCCAGGACTCACCGGGAGGCACCCGGCACCATATGCCCAAAGCCCTTGTAGTGATACAGGGGCTTTTTATCGACTTCAACGTGAGCAGAACTAACATGGAAAAGTCGCTATATAATTGATTATGAAGGCATTTTCCTTGTGCATACAGCGTCTGCAATATTGATGGTCTATAATTTATATACAGTTATGGTTAAGGACTGTTAATCAAAAACTGCCACCTTGCTGGAGAATGGAAACTGTAAATGAATCAGAAGAGGTAAAAATGAAAATTGAAGCTCTGACGCAAAAGGCTGAGGAAGACATTGCCGCTCTGATAGCCAAAAAAATTTCAGAACTACGAAAAAAAACCGGAAAAGAAATTACTGAAATTCAATTTGTTCCTCGCGAAACGATGACAGGCCTTGAAGGTTATGACGTAAAAATTAAACTAATTTAATCTCACCTTCCAAACACAAGGTCGCAACAGCGGCCTTTTTTATTGCGCATCGCATGCGCATTAATGCAATTGACATCCATTATCGTTTGCGGGTCCTTTCTGGCATATCGGCCTGTTACGGGGCGGCGACCTCGCAGATTCTCGCTATTTATGAAAATTTTCAGGTATTTGCTGTTTCCGTTCTTCTTCTGGCTATTTCGCTGTTTTTACTGAAAACACCCCTTCAAAAGAAAGGAAATGGTGAAGCCCAGGAAATGGTGATTTGGCGTCTGTCGTTTCCTTTTTCTGTTTTATGCCAGGAGTGAGCAATGGAGGTTAACAAAAAACTCTTATCCGAGATTTTCGGCGTCAGTGTTCGCACCATCCAGAACTGGCAGGACCAGGGGATGCCGGTAGCGCGAGGAGGCGGGAAAGGGAACGAAGTTATGTATGATTCCGCCGCTGTTATCGAATGGTATTCCGCGCGGGATGCTGCCATTGAAAATGAAAAACTACGGAAAGAGGTTGAGGATCTGCGCATTGCCTCCGAGTCTGATCTTCAACCTGGCACCATTGAATATGAGAGACACCGTCTTACCCGAGCACAGGCTGACGCTCAGGTACTTAAAAATGCCAAAGAGTCCGCTGAGGTGGTGGAGACCGCATTCTGCACGTTCGTGCTGTCGCGGATAGCCGGAGAAATTGCCAGTATTCTCGATGGAGTGCCTCTGTCGGTTCAGCGGCGCTTCCCGGAACTGGAAAACCGACATATTGATTTCCTCAAGAAGGACGTCATTAAGGCCATGAACAAAGCAGCTGCGCTGGATGAAATGATACCGGGGTTGCTGAGTGAATATATCGAACAGTCAGGCTAAGGGGTTGCAGCACTCTGTGAGTGCGGGGCTCCGTTCGCTCTTCCGGCCCGAGCCGCAGACAGCAGTTGAGTGGGCAGACGATAACTATTACCTCCCGAAAGAGTCTGCTTATCAGGAGGGACGCTGGGAAACTTTACCCTTCCAGCGTGCGATCATGAATGCCATGGGCAACGACTATATCCGTGAAGTGAATGTCGTGAAATCTGCCCGTGTTGGCTATTCAAAGATGCTGCTCGGGGTTTATGCGTATTTCATCCAGCATAAGCAGCGAAACTCCCTTATCTGGTTGCCGACTGACGGCGATGCCGAAAACTTTATGAAGTCGCATGTCGAGCCGACAATCCGTGATATTCCCACCTTGCTGGCGCTGGCCCCCTGGTATGGCAAAAAACATCGGGACAATACCCTCAGTATGAAGCGTTTTTCAAACGGGCGTGGATTCTGGTGTCTGGGGGGAAAGGCCGCAAAAAACTATCGCGAGAAATCCGTCGATGTGGCGGGCTATGACGAACTGGCCGCCTTTGATGAAGATATCGAGAAAGAGGGCTCCCCGACGTTTCTGGGTGATAAGCGTATTGAGGGCTCGGTCTGGCCCAAGTCCATCCGCGGATCCACGCCAAAAGTCAGGGGCACCTGCCAGATTGAGCGTGCCGCGAAAGAGTCGCAGCATTTTTTGCGGTTCCACGTTCCCTGCCCGCATTGCGGGGAAGAGCAGTATCTGAAATTCGGCGATAAAGAGACGCCGTTCGGCTTCAAGTGGGTGCCGGGTGAGCCTGCCAGCGTGTTCTATCTTTGCGAGCATAGCGCCTGCGTGATTAAGCAGCAGGAACTCGATTTTGCGCAGGCCCGTTACATTTGCGGGGAGACGGGGATCTGGACGCGGGACGGTCTGTGCTGGTTTTCATCATCCGGTACCGAGATTGACCCACCTGACAGCGTCACCTTCCATATCTGGACCGCCTACAGCCCTTTCACGACGTGGGTGCAAATCGTCAAAGACTGGATCAAAACCAAAGGGGATACCGGCAAGCGTAAGACTTTCGTGAACACCACGCTTGGTGAGACATGGGAGCCGAAAATTGGCGACCGTCCCGATGCTGACGTAATGGCCGAACGTAAGGAGCACTTTGGTGCCGCGGTTCCGGAGCGGGTGGCCTACCTGACAGCCGGTATCGACTCCCAGCTTGACCGTTATGAAATGCGGGTCTGGGGCTGGGGGCCCGGCGAAGAAAGCTGGCTTATCGACAGGCAGATCATCATGGGCCGTCATGACGATGAAGCCACTCTTCTCAGGATGGATGAGGTCATCAACCGGACATACACTCGGGAAAATGGCGTTGAAATGTCGGTTTCACGTATCTGCTGGGATATCGGGGGTATCGACCCGACCATTGTTTACAACCGCTCGAAAAAGCATGGCCTTTTCCGCCTGATACCCATCAAGGGGGCATCTGTCTACGGTAAACCCGTTGCCAGCATGCCGCGTAAACGCAACAAAAACGGTGTTTATCTTACTGAAGTGGGGACCGATACGGCAAAAGAGCAAATCTATAACCGTTTCACCCTCGTGCCAGAGGCCGGTGAACCCCTCGCCGGGGCAGTGCATTTCCCGAATAACCCTGAAATCTATGATTTAGCCGAAGCTCAGCAGCTGACAGCTGAGGAGCAGGTCGAAAAGTGGGTGGACGGTAAGAAAAAGATCGTCTGGGACAGCAAAAAGCGACGAAATGAGGCGCTCGACTGCTTTGTCTACGCACTTGCAGCCCTGCGGATCAGCATTTCGCGATGGCAGCTTAATCTCGATTCTCTTCTGGCAAGTCTGCTGGAGGAAGACAGCGTGCGTAAAAATCACAAAACCCTGGCGGATTACGCCCGGGCATTATCCGGAGAAGAATAATGGCGACACAGGCTGACCTGGAGGCAGCACGCGCTGCATTACATGACCTCATGATGGGTAAACGGGTGGCAACGGTACAGAAAGATGGTCGAAGGGTGGAATTTACAGCTACCTCAGTCAGCGAGCTGAAAAAATACATTGCTGACCTTGAATCTCAGGTTGGATCCACTTCACGGCGCCGGGGACCGGCAGGGTTTTACGTATGAAATTACCAGCTTTAGTGGGACCAGACGGTAAAACATCCCTGCGCGAATATGCCGGGTATCACGGTGGTGGCGGCGGCTTTGGCGGCCAGTTGCGATCCTGGAATCCGCCCATCGAAAGTGCTGATGCGGCGCTCCTGCCTAATTTCTCTCGTGGAAATGCCCGTGCTGACGATCTTGTACGAAATAACGGCTACGCAGCAAACGCCGTGCAACTTCACCAGGATCACATAGTCGGGTCATTTTTCAGACTGAGTTACTGCCCGAGCTGGCGTTATCTCGGCATTAAAGAAGAGGAGAGCCGCGCGTTTGCCAGGGAGGTTGAAGCCGCCTGGTATGAGTATGCTGAAGATGACTTTTGCGGAATTGATGCCGAGCGCAAGCGAACGTTTACGATGATGATCCGTGAGGGGGTCGCGACGCATGCATTCAACGGTGAGTTGTGCGTGCAGCCCACCTGGGACAGTGATTCAACGCGGCTTTTCCGCACGCAATTCAAAATGGTCAGCCCGAAGCGCGTGAGCAACCCAAATAATATGGGGGACACCCGGAACTGCCGTGCCGGTGTCAGCATAAACGATGCTGGTGCAGCGCTGGGCTATTACGTGAGTGAGGACGGTTACCCGGGCTGGATGGCACAGAAATGGACGTATATTCCCCGCGAACTGCCCGGGGGCAGACCATCGTTTATCCATGTGTTCGAGCCGCTCGAAGACGGGCAAACCCGCGGCGCTAACGTGTTTTACAGCGTGATGGAGCAGATGAAGATGCTCGACACCCTGCAAAACACGCAGCTGCAGAGTGCGATCGTGAAAGCGATGTATGCAGCCACCATTGAAAGCGAACTGGATACGCAGACGGCAATGGACTTTATTCTCGGCTCTGACAGTAAAGACCAGCAAAGCAAAATGACAGGGTGGCTCGGTGAGATGGCATCGTATTACACCGCGGCGCCGGTTCGGCTCGGTGGCGCCAAAGTCCCGCACCTGATGCCTGGTGATTCACTGAATCTGCAGTCAGCGCAGGATACGGATAACGGTTTTTCAACCTTTGAGCAGTCACTGCTGCGCTATATCGCCGCCGGGCTGGGGGTCTCATACGAGCAGCTCTCGCGTAACTATTCCCAGATGAGTTACTCCACCGCACGCGCCAGCGCCAATGAATCCTGGGCGTTCTTTATGGGGCGACGCAAGTTTGTAGCAGCCCGGCAGGCCTGTCAGATGTTTGTCTGCTGGCTGGAAGAGGCGATTGCGCGCCGGGTTGTCACGCTCCCATCCAAAGCCAGGTTCAGCTTCCATGAAGCGAGAACCTCATGGGGCAACGCAAACTGGATCGGTTCGGGGCGTATGGCTATTGATGGCCTGAAGGAGGTGCAGGAGGCTGTAATGCTGATCGAGGCCGGTCTCAGTACCTATGAGAAGGAGTGCGCCAAACGCGGGGATGACTATCAGGAAATATTTTCTCAGCAGGTACGTGAAACTATGGAGCGCCGGAGCGCGGGCCTTAAACCCCCGGCCTGGGCGGCAGCCGCTTTTGAATCCGGGCTGAAAAAATCAAACGAGGAGGATAAAGATGACGCCAGAGCTGCGTAATCTCCCGCATATTGCCAGCATGGCCTTTAATGAGCCGCTGATGCTTGAACCCGCCTATGCGCGGGTTTTCTTTTGCGCGCTGGCAGGCCAGTTGGGGATCACCCGACTGACGGATACGGTGTCTGGCGCAACGCCTGGTGCTGAGCAGATTGCCGAACCGCTGGCGCTCTTTGGTGATGATGAGGAGATCGGGCCCCGGCCGTCGCGTAGTTACCAGATAACGAACGGCATCGCGGTGCTGCCCGTTTCCGGCACGCTGGTCAGTAAAACCCGGTCGCTGCAGCCTTATTCCGGCATGACGGGATACAACGGGATCATTGCCCGCCTGCAGCAGGCCATGAGCGATCCCGGCGTCGACGGCATTCTCCTCGATATGGATAAGCCTGGCGGGATGGTGTCCGGGGCATTCGACTGCGCCGACATTATTGCACGGATGCGCGATATCAAACCCATCTGGGCGCTGGCAAACGATATGAACTGCAGCGCCGGGCAGCTTATCGCCAGCGCCGCTTCCCGCCGCCTGGTCACCCAGACCGCGCGTACGGGCTCAATCGGCGTGATGATGGCGCACAGCAACTACGGCGCTGCCCTGAAAACGCAGGGCGTCGAGGTGACCCTGATTTACAGCGGCGATCACAAGGTTGATGGCAACCCCTACGAAAAACTACCGAAAGACGTTCGCGATGATTTTCAGACGCGGATCGACGCCACGCGCCGGATGTTTGCCGAAAAGGTTGCTGCTTATACCGGCATGTCCGTGCAGGCCGTGCTGGATACCGAAGCGGCTGTATTTTCCGGTCAGGAATCGGTGGATGCCGGCCTGGCTGAAGAGCTGGTCAATAACACTGACGCGCTGAACGTAATGCGCGAGTCACTTAACAAAAGAAAAACAAACTCCCCTGGAGGAAATATGGAAAAAGTAACCACCGCATCAGCTGCGGATGCCATTCAGGCCACCGCGCCAGCAGAACAGACAGATACTGTCGAATCCGCTGCTGCAGTTGTTGCTTCACCGGCAGAGGTCAGTGCCCGGGTCGCCGCAGCGGTGAGTGCCGAAAATGGCCGAATTATGGGGATCCTGAACTGCGAAGAGGCAAAAGGACGTGAGTCACAGGCGCGTGCACTGGCCGAAACGCCGGGTATGACGGTCGAAAGCGCACAGCGCATTCTGGCCGCTGCACCGCAAAGTGCCCAGGTGCGTTCCGATACGGCACTGGATCGCCTGATGGAAACAGCGCCTGGTGCGTTGTCGTCAGGTAATGCATCTGCAGAAGCAGGTGAAGATTTGTTAAACACCCCCGTTTAAGAGGCTCTTATGGCAACGACTGAAGTTTTTACCCATCTACAGCCGCTCGGTAACAGTGAACCGGCACATACTGCATATGCACCCGGTGAACTGACAGCATCCACGCCAGCCATGACACCACTCATGCTGGATGCCGCTACGGGCAAGCTAGCGGTCTGGGACGGCACTCACGCTGGCGCGGCATGCGGTATTCTGGCCGTAGCGGCAGACCAGAGCAGCGTGGAACTGGCATTTTATAAATCCGGCTCATTCCGCATTGAAGATGTTCTCTGGCCTTCAGCAGTGACCGATGAGCATATCAAACGTAACGCGTTCACCGGCACGGCCGTCAGCATCATCTGAACCTTTTCTTATCACTCACTTTCATCCATAAAAGCCGCCTGCGCGGCTTTTTTTACGGGAAAAATCTATGTCGATTTATACCACTGCCCAGTTGCTGGCGGTCAATGAGAAGAAATTTAAGTTCGATCCGCTTTTCCTTCGCATCTTCTTCCGCGAAAGCTATCCCTTCAGCACTGAAAAGGTGTACCTGTCGCAAATCCCGGGTCTGGTTAACATGGCGCTCTATGTCTCGCCTGTTATTTCCGGCAAGGTCATCCGCTCCCGCGGTGGCACAACCTCAGAATTTACGCCTGGTTATGTTAAGCCAAAGCACGAAGTAAACCCGCAGATGACCCTGCGTCGCCTGCCGGATGAAGATCCACAGAACCTGGCTGATCCTGCTTATCGCCGCCGCCGCATCATTCTGCAGAACATGAAAGATGAAGAGCTGGCGATTGCGCAGGTAGAAGAAATGCAGGCCGTATCCGCTGTGCTCAGCGGTAAATATACGATGACCGGGGAGGCATTCGAGCCGGTGGAGGTGGATATGCAGCGCAGCGCCAGAAACAACATTGTTCAGGCGGGTGCTGCGGCGTGGTCCAGCCGGGACAAAGAAACCTATGATCCGACCGATGACATCGAGACGTATGCGGTGAATGCCAGTGGCGTGGTCAACATCATCGTGTTCGATCCAAAGGGCTGGTCACTGTTCCGCTCCTTTAAGGCCGTCAAGGACAAGCTGGATACCCGCCGCGGCTCTAACTCCGAGCTGGAAACCGCACTCAAGGATCTCGGTCAGGCGGTTTCCTACAAGGGTATGTACGGCGATGTGGCAATCGTCGTGTATGCCGGTCAGTACGTTGAGGGGGGTGTGCAGAAGAATTACCTGCCAGATAACACTATGGTACTGGGTAACACACAGGCGCGCGGTCTGCGGACCTATGGCTGTATCCAGGATGTGGACGCGCAGCGCGAGGGCATTAACGCCTCTGCACGCTATCCAAAAAACTGGGTGCAGACCGGTGACCCGGCCCGTGAATTCACCATGATCCAGTCCGCGCCGCTGATGCTGCTGGCAGACGCGGACGAGTTTGTGTCCGTCAAACTCGCGTAACTTCCACCCGGTGGCCCTTCGGGGCCAATTTTTCGGAGTAGCTTCCATGACTGAAAAAGAGACACTCATCGCCCGGCTGAAAGAGCTGGGCAAAATGCTGGGCCGTGACGTGAATACCAGCGGCACCATCCAGGAGCTGTCGATGCGTATTGCTGAGCTTGAAGAGGAGCTGGATGGAGATGCCGGTTCGGTTGACGGTGAAAATGGAGAGGAGAATGCTTCCGGCAGCACCGGCAGCACCGGCAGCACCGACAGCACCGACAGCATCGACAGCACCGACAACACCGGCGGTGATATTGCTGACGCGGCGAAAGAAAAAACGAAAGCGACCACAACCGATGACCGGGTAACAGTAGAAACGCTGGCAACCCTGCATATTGATGCGCTGCATGCCACGCGTAACGAACCGGTCTCCATCGTTGAGCCCGGCGTGATCATTCGCGTATCCGAACAGGATGCAGACGAGCTGATCGCAAAGGGGCTGGCCAGAGAAGTCTGAAGGGGACCGCATGGCTGATTTCGATAATCTCTTTGACGAGGCCATGTCGCGAGCGGATGGCGCTATCCGCAGTGTGATGGGCGCAAAGGCAAAGGTGATGTCAGGCGCTTTGTCAGGTGTCACCCTGATGGGCGTTTTCGATGATCCAGAGAATATTGGTTATGCCAGTGTGGGGATTCGGGTTGAAGGTACCAGTCCGACCCTGTTTGTGGAAACCGCCACTGTTCAGCAACTGGAACGCATGGACACCCTGATGATTAACGGGCGGGCTTTCTGGGTTGAGCGAATTGGCCCTGACGATTGTGGATCCTGCCATATCTGGCTGGGTAACGGGAGCCCGCCCGCCGGTACCCGCCGTCGTTAAGGAGGCTGCATGTCCATTAAAGGCCTTGAGCAGGCGATAGAGAATCTCAACAGCATCAGCAAAACGGCTGTCCCGCGTGCGTCGGCACAGGCCGTTAACCGCGTGGCAAACCGGGCCGTCAGTCGCAGCGTGGCAGTCGTGTCGAAAGATACCCGCGTACCGCGAAAACTGGTAAAGCAACGCGCCAGGCTGAGACGTGCGACGGTTAATAAACCCCGCGCGCTTATCCGTGTAAACCGTGGCAATTTACCGGCCATAAAACTCGGTACCTCCAGCGTGCGCCTTTCCCGCAGAAAACGGGATAAGAAAGGGGCCAACAGCGTGCTGCGCATTGGACCGTTCCGTTTCCCGGGCGGATTCATTCAGCAGCTTAAAAATGGTCGCTGGCACGTCATGAGGCGAACAGCAAAGCCCCGTTATCCGATCGAAGTGGTCAGCATTCCTCTGGCAGCCCCTTTAACCACGGCATTTAAAGCTGAGCTGCCGAAGCTCATGGACTCGGATATGCCCAAAGAGCTCCGGGCATCCCTTACAAACCAACTCAGGTTGATTCTGACAAAATGAAACACAGTGATATCCGACAGTTGATTCTTGACGCGCTGGAAAGCGCGATGGGTACTGACGCCATTTATTTTGACGGCAGACCAGCAGTGCTCGAAGAGGGAGATTTCCCGGCCGTCGCCGTTTATCTCACCGACGCGGAGTACACCGGGGAAGACCTGGATGCCGATGTCTGGCAGGCCACTCTCCATGTTGAAGTCTTTCTTCCTGCCCAGGTGCCTGATTCGGAGCTGGATGAATGGATGGAAGCGCGTGTTTACCCGGTTCTGGCGGAGATCCCGGGGCTTGCATCCCTTATCACCAACATGGTGCAGCAGGGCTATGACTACCAGCGCGATGATGATATCGGACTCTGGAGTTCAGCCGATCTGAAATATTCCATCACCTACGAAATGTGAGGACGTTATGACCACACCTAACCCGCTGGCACCGACGAAAGGGGCCGGCACCACCCTCTGGATTTACACCGGAAGCGGCGATCCCTACGCCAGTCCCCTTTCGGATGTTAACTGGCTGCGTCTGGCAAAGATCAAGGATCTGCAGCCAGGCGAACTCACCGCCGAGTCAGAGGACGACACCTATATCGATGACGACAACGCCGACTGGGCTTCATCCATGCAGGGTCAGAAATCGGCAGGCGACACGAGTTTTACTCTGGCATGGCTGCCGGGTGAAAGCGGTCAGCAAGACCTGGTGAACTGGTTCGATGACGGCACGGTTAAAGGATACAAAATCAAGTACCCGAATGGCGCCGTCGATGTCTTTAAAGGCTGGGTGAGCAGCCTTGGGAAGACCGTCTCGGCTAAAGAAGTGATGACCCGAACGGCAAAGATCACCAATAACGGCAAACCCTCACTGGCAGAAGACAGCGGTACTGCGGTAATTGGCGTGACGGGTATCAGCCTGGATAAATCCACTGCAGCGGTTGCTGTCGGTGCGACCACGCAACTGGCAGTGACGGTCCTGCCAGCCAGCGCTTCAGATGCTTCCTTCCGCGTCGCGACGTCTGATCCGTCGAAAGCAACAGTGACGGTCAATGGTTCAGTACTGACCGTCACCGGCGTGGCGGCGGGCACCGTTGAAATTATTGTCATGACCAATAGCGGTAACTTTGCGGCAATCTGCAAGGTGACCGTTTCCTGAATCCCGGGGCGTGAGCCCCGTACTCCGGAGCGAATATGTTTCTTAAAACTGAACTGCTCGAGCATAACGGCAGCAGCGTGACGCTGTACCAGCTGTCCGCGCTGCAGCGCATTGAACACCTCGAATACCTGAAAGAGCTGGAAGCGGTTGAAGAAGGTGATTTCCAGACCGCTATCACCCTCACCGTGAAAAATGGTGCTTACCTGGTGGCGTTGTCGCTCTGGCATGGTCATGCGCTGAAAGGTACGCTTCCTGAGGGCGCGCCGGCGGAAGTGGCGAAAATTCAGGATGAAGTCCTGCAGACCTGGCCGACGGAGCTTATTGCTGAAGCGGATTTTAAGGTGAAACTCCTCTCCGGCATGATTGAACCGCAGCTGGAGGATCCGCAGGTTGGCATCAGCGAACCTGCAGAGCCTGTTACGGCGGAAAAGCCCTCGCCAGTGAGCTGACGTTCGTCCTGAAACTGGCGCGTGAGTTCAGTCGCCCTGACTGGCGCGCCATGCTTGCTGGCATGTCCTCTACGGAGTATGGCGACTGGAAAATCTTCTACCAGGATAATTTCTTTCATGATGCGCAGCTGGACGCCCATTTCTCCGGCCTGCTCTACACCATTTCAACCCTGTTTTTTGCCGACCCGGAATTATCCCCGGACAGTTTCAGCATTCTTTCACCTGTATCTGAACCCGTTGATGTAGCAGAGCCGGACGACGATGCGCTGATGGCGAAGGCGGAAGGTATTTCTGGAGGTATACGCTATGGCCCAGACGGCAGTCGGTGATCTGGTCGTTAATCTTGACGTCAACTCGACGAAATTTAACGAGCAGATCAACTACGTCAAAAAAGAATTCAGGCAAACGGGAGACGCGGCGAACGATTCTGCTTTGCGGATCCAGCAGTCATTCAGCCGTCAGGAGAGCGCTGCCCGCAAGACAGGCATCTCTGTCGGTCAGTATAACGCGGCGATGCGCATGCTCCCGGCGCAGTTCACCGATATCGCCACGCAGCTAGCGGGCGGCCAAAGCCCGTGGCTGATCCTTCTCCAGCAGGGCGGACAGGTTAAAGACTCCTTTGGTGGGGTTATTCCAACCTTTCGTGCACTGTTGGGATCTATCTCGCCGGTTATGCTTGGTATTGGGGCGCTCTCTTCAGCGACGGGGGCGCTGTTGTATACTTGGTATGCCGGGTCGTCCACACTCTCTGATTTCAACAAAACACTGGTGCTCTCCGGTAACGCTTCGGGGCTGACTGCCGATCGGATGCTCACGCTGGCGCGAAGCGGTCAGTCCGCCGGTCTTACGTTTAATCAGACGAGCAAGGCACTGACGGAGCTGATCAACGCTGGCGTGCGTGCCGGTGCCCATTTTGACGACATGAGCCAGGCCGTTGCCCGCTTCACCGAAGCATCGGGTGTACCAGTCGATAAGGTTGCTGCTGCGTATGGCAAGCTGACAACTGACCCGACATCCGGGCTCATTGCAATGGCCCGGCAATTTCACAACGTCACCGCCGAGCAGATAGCACATGTTGCCCAGCTGCAGCGTGCCGGTGATGAAGCCGGGGCACTTAAGGCGGCAAACGACGCGGCCACCGCCGGATTCAACGATCAGACCAAATCCATCCGCGACAATATGGGGTCGATTGAAACTGCTGCCGATACGCTGAAACGCGCTTTCAAGTCGATGTGGGATGCGGCGCTTGATGTCGGTCGGCCCGATACCGCGCAGGAAATGGTGGCAAAAGCAGAAGCCGCTTTCAAAAAGGCCGATGAAATCTGGAACCTGCGAAAGGATGACCGTTATGTAAATGATGAAGCACGTGCGCGGTTCTGGAATGACCGCGAAACGGCCAGGCTGGCGCTGGACATGGCGCAACAGCAGGCGGGGATTTCCAAAGCGAATGAGGCGAATGCCTCCCGCGAAGCGGTAGCGGAATCTGATCGTCAGAAATATGCTGCACAGGCGCAGTCTAATTACGTTAAAACGCAGTCAGCGCTGGAGAAATACACCTCACGACAGAATGAGCTGAATAAGGCGCTGAAAGATGGTCGAATCCTGCAGGCGGATTACAACATCAACATGGCGGCGGCCAAAAAGGAGTACGAGGACTCCCTGAAAAAACCGACGAAAGGCAGGACGCCTGGGGGCGCAAAACTCACCGACAGCACCAGTGCGCAGACACTGGAGCTGCAGACGCAGCTTGAGGTATTGCGTGAGCACAGTGATATCAATGACACGATTAGCCAGCAGCGCCAGCAATTATGGAAAGCGCAGGCCAGATTTACGGTCCTTGAACAGGCTGCCAGAACCCGGGCGCTGACCGAAGATGAAAAGTCCCTGCTCGCCAGCAAGGATAAGGTGCTCGCGCAGGCAGAGATCAATGCAAAACTGGGTGACCAGATCGTCACGCAGGAGCGCCTCAACCGTCTGCAGGACACATCGCAAAAATACGTTACCCAGATGGGTGAGAAAACCCGGGCGCTGGCGGAAAGCGCGGGGATGAGCAGTCGTGCGGCACAGCGGCGCAATGAAGAGGCTCAGTTACTACAGGGCTGGAAAAATGGCGGCGGGTCTGAAAAAGATCAGGGCTACCAGAAAGAGCTGCAGGCGCTACAGGGATATTATCAGGAACAGGATAAAATGCGCGGTGACTGGCTGTCCGGTGGGAAATCCGCCTGGGCTGATTACGCCGATTCTGCGGGTGACGCGTACGGCCAGATGAAAAATGTCGCGGCCAGCACCTTTGACGGAATGACGCAAAACCTTGCCGACATGCTGACCACCGGTAAAGCAAAGTGGGGTGACTTCACCCGCTCAACGCTTTCGATGCTGGCGCAAATCGCCCTTAAACAGGCGGGAGTAGGGATCGTGGGCGCTGTCAGTTCGGCTATTGGATTTGCCGGGGGCGGCTATACCGGATCGGGCGGTAAATATGAACCTGCCGGGGTGGTGCACCGCGGGGAGTTCGTTTTTACCAAAGAGGCGACCAGCCGGATCGGGGTGGGGAATCTGTACAGCATGATGAGCGGTTACGCGTCCGGCGGGCTGGTCGATGGTGGCAGAATGCCCGCTGCGGCCACAGGGGGGATCAGCGTTTATGCACCGGTCAGTGTCAGTCAGCAGGGTGGTGGCGAGTCCAGCCAGGCAGACACCATCGGAACGGCGCGGCAGCTTCAGGGCATTGTTCAGCAGACCATCACTGACCGGCTTAAGAAGGAGATGGGGCCGGGTGGTGTACTTTACCCAAGGAGGTAGCAGTGACAGACACATTCAGCTGGCGCACCCGTAAATCAGCCCGGGGAACAGAAAGCGCCCGGACGCTTCAGTCCCAGTTTGGCGACGGGTATAAACAGGTCGCCGGAATGGGGATCAATGACAGGTCCGAAGTCTGGGATCTTGACTGGACAGGAACACGAAGCGAGGCCGCAGTGCTGCGTGCGTTCCTTATGTCGCACATTACAAAATCGTTCTGGTGGACGAACCCCTGGGGGGAGAAGAAGCTCTACCGGATGAAGGCTGATTCCTTCAGTGTTTCGTTCCCCTCCGGAAAAAAAGCGACAGTAGCGTTCACGTTCGAGCAGTCCTTTGCTCCCTGACTATCTTCAAATCCAGAATGACTTACCGCCTCCGGGCGGTTTTTTTATGGGGTGAATATGAGTTTCACGCAGGATATTCAGCAGCTGGAACCGGGCCAGCTAGTCCAGCTGATTGAAATAGACGGCACCGAATTTGGCATGGATACCATTTTGCGCTTCCATGCCCACAATATTGCTTCTGCAGGCTGGTCTGCATTCGCGGCTGACAACTTGCCTGCCATTATCTGGCAGGGTCAGCAGTACGACCCTTACCCTTACGAGCTGAAAGGCCTGGAGCTGTCCAGCACCGGGGCACAGCCCACACCCACGCTTTCCGTGTCGAACGTCGGCAACTATGTGACTGCACTTTGCCTGGAGTACGACGACCTTGCGAGGGCGAAGGTGAAGATCCACACCACGCTGGCGAAGTACCTGGACGCGGCCAACTGGACAGCCGGCAACCCGAACGCCAGCCCGGCCGACGAGCGCGTACAACTTTTTTACGTCAATGCCAAAACCGCTGAAACGCGGGTGCAGGTCGACTTTGAACTGTGCTCACCCTTTGACATCCAGAACCTGCAGCTGCCCACCCGGCAGATCACGCCGGTCTGCACCTGGTGCACTCGCGGCTGGTACCGCACCGGCACCGGGTGCGACTACAACGGGAACCGCTATTTTCTCAAGGATGGCACCCCCACGGATAACCCGGCGCTGGATATGTGCGGCGGCCAGATGCAGGACTGCGAAGCGCGGTTCGGAACCGGTAATCCGCTGCCGTTTGGCGGCTTCCCGGCGGCAAACCTTCAGGGTAAATAAACATGCGAAAAAAACTGATGGATGCGATCCGCGCTCATGTTGCCGCGGAATATCCGAACGAGGCCTGCGGCGTGGTGGTGCAGGCCGGACGGGCGCAGCAGTACATTCCATGCCGGAATATTTCAGCAACGCCCACTGAGGACTTCACGATCTCGCCGGAGGATAAGCTTGCAGCATCGGAGCAGGGCGAAATCATTATGGTTATCCACTCGCATCCTGATGTGGTGCAGCTTGTGCCGTCCGAAATGGACAGGGTGCAGTGCGACTGGTCCGGGGTGGAATGGGGCATCATGAGCTGGCCGGACGGTGATTTTTGCACGCTGGCACCCCGTGAGGACCGGGACTACGCCGGGCGGCGCTGGGTGCTGGGCTTTGCTGACTGCTGGTCGCTGATCCGTGAGTGGTTTCAGCGTGAGCACAGCATTACCCTGGGTGATTACTCGGTACCGTACGAGTGGTGGGATCAGGGCGAAAATCGCTACGACGATAACTGGGAGGCAGAAGGCTTTATCCAGGTGGACCCCGCTGATATGCGTCCCGGCGATATGATCATGATGCGCATACAGGCGCAGGTAACCAATCACGCGGCTGTTTACCTCGGTCATCACGAGCACCAGGAAAACATCATGCTGCACCATAATTTCGGCAGCCTCTCTGCCCGGGTGCCGTACGGCAAATATTACCGCGACCGCACCGTTCGTGTGGTCCGGCACAGGGAGCTGATGAATGCTGAAGACACTCATTCTTGAAGGCCGTATGGCGAAAAAATTCGGGCGCGAACACCAATTTCACGTTGAGGATCTGCGCGAGATGCTGCGCGCCATGTGCAGCCAGGTTCCCGGCTTTAAACGCTACCTGTCAGAAGGACATATGCAGGGGATCCGCTTTGCTTTCTTCAATGGCAAAAACAACATCGGCCTCGACGAGTTTGACATGACCCGCGGCGGTACGGTGTACCGTATTTCGGCCATTACCGAAGGTTCAAAACGCGGCGGTGTGCTGCAGATCGTTATCGGGGCGGTGGCTCTCGTGGCCGCGTATTTTACCGCGGGTGCCTCGCTGACGGCGATAGGTCTGAGCACAGCTGCCGCAACCGCGACAACAACGGCCCTTACGGGACTCGGTCTGTCGATGATGCTGGGGGGTGTTGTTCAGCTGCTGACACCCCAGCCGAAATATAACGTCGGTGCCTCGTCCAGCACGGACAACAAACCCAACTACGCATTTGGCGCGCCGGTGAACACCGTGGCTGTGGGTTATCCGGTGCCTGTGTTTTTTGGTGAGCGCGAGATCGGCGGGGCAGTTATCAGCGCGGGGATCTTCTCCAGCGACCAGCAGTGAAATTTATTGTCAGCTACAGGTCACCTGCGGGTGGCTTTTTTTATGGGTGAAATATGCGACTTCTCGAAGATGAAACGCTTATTCAGGGACGTAAAGGCGGTGGTGCTAAACAGCACACTCCTGTTGAGGATCCGGATGACCTGCTGTCGACAGCAAAATTAAAAATGTTGCTGGCGATCGCTGAAGGTGAAATCCAGGGTGAGCTGACGGCACAGAACATCTTCCTAAACGACACCCCGCTGGCGAACGCCGACGGCAGCTACAACTTCACCGGCGTGAAGTGGGATTTTCGCCTGGGCACTCAGGATCAGGACTACATTCAGGGATTGCCTGAGGTCGACAACGAAGTGTCGGCAAACGTGACAGTGACCACCACCGCGCCGTGGACACGCCAGTTCTCTAACCTGATGCTGGATGCCGTGCGTATTAAGCTGAGCCTGCCCGTACAGTACACCTATAAAGACAACGGCGATATGGTCGGGACGGTGACGGAGTATGCCGTCGATCTCTCGACTGATGGTGCTGCCTGGCAGACGGTGGTTAACGGCAAATTCGACGGAAAGACAACCACGGAATACCAGCGCGACATTCGCATTGACCTGCCAGCGGCCACTACCGGCTGGACTGTGCGGGTGCGTCGCATCACGCCTGATTCCGTGGGTAACTCAAAACTGATAAACGCCTTCAAGGTGTTCTCGTTCGCTGAGGTGATCGACAGCAAGTTACGCTATCCCAATACAGCGCTGCTGTATATCGAGGTCGATGCCAGCCAGTTTACCAGTGGGGCGCCAAAGGTGACATGCAGGCCGAAGGGCAAACTGGTACGTGTCCCGGACTCCTATGACCCGGTTACGCGCACCTACAACGGTACCTGGTCCGGTGGCTTCAAAATGGCCTACACCAACAACCCTGCCTGGGTATTTTACGATCTGGTGCTGGATGAGATTTACGGCATGGGCATCCGTATCGATGCTGCCATGATCGATAAGTGGGAGCTGTACGCCATTGCACAGTACTGCGATCAGAAGGTGTCAAACGGGGCGGGTGGTACCGAGCCGCGCTTCACCTGCAACGTCTACATTCAGAGCCAGCAGGACGCCTACACCGTTCTCAGCGATTTAGCGGCGATATTCCGGGGGATTACCTTCTGGGGCAACGACCAGATTTACGTGCGCGCGGATGTGCCGCAGGATGAAGTGGATTTTACTTACCATGCCTCTAACGTGATCGACGGGTTGTTTACCTACGGCGGCGGCAGCTACAAAAACCGCTACTCGTCTGCTCTGGTGTCCTGGTCTGATCCGCAGAACCATTACAGCGACACCGTTGAGAGTGTCTACGATTCCGACCTGGTGAAGCGGTACAAGGTCAACCAGATGTCGATGACGGCGATTGGCTGCACATCCCAGAGTGAGGCGCACCGCCGGGGCCGCTGGGCACTGCTGTCTAACGCGCGCGACGGAACGGTGTCATTTGGGGTGGGGCTGGACGGTTATATTCCGCTGCCTGCGGAAATTATCGGTATCGCAGATCCCTTCCGTGCCGGCAAACAGAACGGCGGGCGTATCCGGGCAGTCAGCGGGCGTAACGTAACGTTTGATCGTCCTGCTGACTACGCCGCCGGCGACCGCCTGGTGGTCAACCTGTCGGACGGCAAGGCGCAGACGCGGACAATCGCGTCCATCAGCGCAGACAAACATACTGTTACGGTCACCACTCCCTTCAGGCTGCCGCCTGAGTCCGGCGCAGTGTGGGCCATCGACAGCGACAACCTGGCTATCCAGTATTTTCGTGTGACATCCATCCGGGCGAACGACGACAGCAACGGTGGTTTCACAATCACCGCGGTTCAGCATGACCCGAATAAATACCGATATATCGATGACGGTGTGCGCATTACCCCGGCGCCAGTCACCGTCACGCCGGTAAGCGTTCTGCCGGCACCGAAAAACATCATCCTCACCGAAACAGACCACATCGAGCAGGGGCTTACCGTTGCCACCATGAATGCTTCCTGGGACAGGGTGGATGGTGCTATCCGGTACCAGGCGCAGTGGCGCAAGGATAATGGCGACTGGATAAACGTTCCGGTGAGTAGCGCACAGGGTTTCTCTGTGCAGGGAATTTATTCCGGAAGTTATGATGTGCGCGTACGGGCCCTGAATGCCCAGGAAAGCTCTTCGCCCTGGGGCTATGCCGATACTACCCATCTCACCGGAAAAGCGGGCCGCCCCGGTACGCCAGAGAATTTGCTCGCATCTAACAATGTGATATGGAATATCGATCTTACCTGGTCATTCCCCGATGGTTCAGGCGATACGGCCTATACGGAAATACAAAGATCCACAACGGATGACAAGGCTAACCCCCTGTTACTGGCGCTGGTACCGTACCCGGCCACACATTACCAGCATGGGCCAATGCGGGCGGGCGTCAGTCAGTGGTACCGTGCGCGCCTTGTTGATCGGATCGGTAACCAATCAGACTGGACAGACTGGGTGCGCGGCATGTCGAGCGATCAGGCCAGCGATTATCTGGACGCCATTAAAGACGAAGTGCTGAGCGCAGAGGATGGCAAAGCATTAACGGAGCAAATCGACTTCAACATCGCAGGCATCCTCCAGAACACCCTGGCTGGTATTCAGGGGGCGAAAATCACCTTCCAGCAGTTCGGCGCGGCGTATGCGGAAATCTCAAATGCGCAGATCCTGATTGCTGATGCTAACCAGGCGTTTGCGCAGTTCCAGGAGCTGGTTGCTGTTCAGTTTGCCGATAATGCAGCAGAGATTTATGAGGTTAAAACTGCGCAGGCAACGGCTGATAAAGCTTTTGCTGAATATCAACTCACTGTGGCGGCTGACTTCAGGGGCGTGAACAGCAGTATCACCACCATTCAGCAGGCGCAGGCCAGCGCTGACCAGGCTTTCGCGCAATACCAGCAGCAGGTGACGGCTAAGTTTTCGGATCAGCAGTCAGCCATCAACGAGAAGATGACGGCTTACGCAGATGCGACCAGTGCCAATGCAATCTATACCCTGAAGGCTGGGGTGAAATATAACGGCAATTACTATGACGCCGGGATAAGCGTTGCGGTCATTGCAAACGGTAATGCCATTTCCACCCGTGTTGCGATCAATGCCAACGAGTTCGTGATGCTGTCCGGCAACGGAACCGCAAATATGTACTCGCCGTTCGCTATCGTCGGCGGCCAGGTCTTCCTGAACAGTGCATTCATCCAGGAGGGAACGATCACAACCGCCATGATTGCAGACTATATCCAGTCAAATAACTACGTTTCCGGCTCGGTTGGCTGGCGACTGGATAAAGGGGGCGTTTTCGAAAACAACGGATCGGTGGCGGGACAAGGGTCGATGCGGCAGACCAACCAGAAAATTTCAGTGAAGGACTCAAACGGCGTTTTGCGGGTCCAGATCGGTTATCTCGACGGAGTATTCTGATGGCATTTGGTGTTCAGACATGGGACGCCGCAGGGCGTCCTAACAACTACGGGATCAAGCCAGTCTCAGTGCTTGGAACAATCCCGCTGGATTCCGGACAAACTTCCGGTAGCTGGTCTTATACGGTGCCTGCGGGGATGAAAGTTGGCTTTGTAATATCGCTTGATGCTGGCGGCACGACTGTTGGCCGTCACATTGAGGCATCCGGGAACACCATCACCGTATCGCCAGCGTCAGCGATAGGGATTGGCAACTATGCCGCGTCTCAGTGTGAGCTTATCGTGTTTATGGAGAGGGCATAATGGCTTACGGTGCAATGATCTCTCTGGAAAATGGAAACCCCTTTGTCACCCCGCAATCAACGCCGTTTTGCCTTTATCAGCGGGTTGCGGTTGGCTCTTCGGCTTCCGGCAATGCTCAGGTTGCAAACGTGGACATACCGATTGACCCGAGCTATCCGGCGATAGTTTTTTGCAAGACATCCAACTACGCCACCGTTTCTGCCACTCGTGTCGGCGGGGTTATCCGGGCCGGGTCCATGAGTCCGAACGGTTACGCGCACACGCTGACCGTTTACGTGTTTGCTATCTTCCCGCAAACAAAGCCCACATGGGGTATGGCGGTGTGGGATGCACAAGGGAAACTGGTGCTGACGAATGAAAGCCGGGTACTTAGCGATCTGGTGACTATCGGGACGGTCGGCGCTGGCGGGGGCATTAACATCGATCAAACGCTGAATGGTTCTTATGCCGTCGCCCCAACGATCCTTGGCTCTGCTTTGTACCAGGTAATGGTTCAGGGCCAGCCTGTCATCATCAGCGTTACGGGTTACGCTGGCGCAATGTACAACGGCAGCACGACGAGAATTAATGCTCAGGGGAACGAGATCGGCCAGGGTAGTGGTGCAGGTGGCACCAATACGGGCAGGACAATAACCGCCATTAATACCGCAGCATACGATTAATCCAGAACAGTAATCCTCTCCCTCAATTTTATTCGAATACAGAACCCAGCTCCGGCTGGGTTTTTTTATGGAGCAAATATGTCCGCAGGCACAATCAAGCTTACTAACGGCTCTACTTCAGTTGTCGGTACCAGCACTGCATTCACCTCAGATCTGAAATCAGGTGACGTTATTACCGCAACCGTCGGGGGTATATTCTTCACATTATTTGTTGACGCCGTGACGAGTAACACCGCACTCACACTGACCGATCCATTCACCGGGCCGACAACTTCCGGGCTGGCCTGGGTTGCTGTACCGCAGCTGACGCTTAACCGCATTACCGCCGCCCTTGCTGCTCAGACTGCCGAATCGGTGCGCCGGGTGCTACAGGAGAACGCGAACTGGCAGGCTTTCTATTCAGGCACTGGTGATATTACTGTCACGCTCCCTGACGGAACACCTGCGGGGCGTCCGGTACCCGGCCCGTCATGGTCGAAGATTTCCGGGCTTGTTAATTCGGCTCTCCAGTGGCGTGGCGCATTGCCATCAAATGCCAATCTTAACACCTACGGCCCTACATCAGCGTTTACTGGCGCCTGGTCCCGATCAGTCACCAGTAACACTACTGCTGCTTATAACTTTCCTGAGGATGCAGGTCCCGGGGTGCTTGAAGTTATGCCGGGAGGTCTACAGGGCTGCACGCAGAGATACACCACCGGAAGCGGAAATATTTATGTAAGGTCTCTTACTGCTGCATGGAATGGGACAGATGGTCCGTGGGATGCATGGAAGTTAGCAGGGGTTAATACTCGACCAGGTTTTTATTCTGGAGACCTGAACTCGTTGGTTTTACCTGGTACATGGGCCACTACCAACACTGTAACGAACGCCCCAACTATCTCAGGTTCGACAACTGTTAACACTGGTATTTGTGAGGTAATACTGCGCAATGCCAGCAATACGGTATTGCAGCGCTTTACCAACATGACATCAGGCTCTACCACCTATAATTTTACATGGCAGCGCACCCTGTACGGCACAACCTGGTCGCCATGGGAATTACTGGGAACGAAAGCGCTTAACGATCTGGGGATAGGTATTCCAGTTCCAATGGTTTCCGCTATGGACTGGCAGACTTTTAACTTTATTCCGGGCGCTCAGCATGTTTGCCTGCCCTCTAACCAAACCAACATACCATCAGGGCTGACATATGCTGGCACGTCATCACCAACAAACATTAATGTTCTTGGCGGTCGAGCAGGAGCTACGGCGCTGGTGTTGCTGGTTACTCAATTCACACAATCAGCATCTGGGAAAAGTTATTTTATTGTCATGTCAGGGTCGGCGGGTAGCCGGACATTTGCTGTTTATGAGAACTTCACAACGGCAAGCGTGATTCCCATCGCCAATGGCGGTACTGGCTCATCATCCCCGTTTGGCACTACTTCCGGGAAATTCGCGCAGGGCAACGACGAGCGACTCAATACGATTAACGGTAAGTCTGGCGGTACTGTTAAGGGCGATTCCATTGTGCTCGATAATACTTACGGGCATTCGACGCAATTAATGACGTACAACCCTGGCTCTGCTGGAACGCATTTCGGCGGGATGCTGATGAAGAGGCCGAATTCGCAGGGTTACGTGCTCAGTCAATACTCCACATCAGATTATGAGGTTGCCTCTGTAACTATTGGCATTGATGGCCCTGGTGGAAGCGTATCCTGGGCATTCAACCGGAATGGTCAGGCCGTGGGCAACTGGCAACCAGCATCCGACCGACGAATTAAAGACAATATCAAACGTATCGCGGATCCGTTAACTGCAATGCGCTCTATATCCGGTTGTGAATGGGATCGCCTGGATAATGGGCTTCATGGATACGGGTTCATAGCTCAGGAAGTAGAGTCCATATTCCCGCAAGCCGTAACGGTGGCGGGTGATATTAAGCTGAGCGATGACTCTGTTGTTGAGGACGCGAAAACGGTCGACACGTTCGGCCTGTCAGCTGCGCTTCACCATGAAGCGATTCTTGCTCTTATGGATACTGTCGATAACCTCACTGAGCAGGTCACGCAGTTGCAGGCTGAGGTTCAGGCACTGAAATCGTAACGGCACCAGGATGTTCAGCAGTAATTATTGATAGGCGTCATCACATTGATCTGCACACCTTTTAAAACTACTGTATATATAAGGGTCTTCCCCGATCATGGTGGGAAGGCTCAGAACGCCATATTCAGCTTTCCGTAGTGGAACATCACCCCCAGTTT